ATTAAAATTAAGAAATGTACTTTTTTAGATAATTTATAAATAATACCTTGTTGTTTTACTACAATTAACCATACGTCGTTTTGATTTAACATATTGTTTAGTTGAACAATATTTTTCCCATACACGTTTTTTAACACCTTCTAATTACTTTAGATCCAATCAATTTATAAGTACTCAAGAATGTTGTATTTAATATAAATAAAAATAATTAATAAGTTTAATTTATATATATAAATATATAATAAATAATATATAAAATGTATAATACAAATATATATATATTAAAATTAGAAAATAATAAATATTATATAGGTAAATCAAAAAATATAGAAAAAAGATATAATTATCATTTAAATGGTTATGGTAGTACATGGACTAAAATATATAAACCAATTGAAATATTAAAAATAATTAATAATGTATCTCCATTTGAAGAAGATAAATATGTTAAGGAATATATGAATATTTACGGAATTGATAATGTAAGAGGTGGTAGTTATGTTAAAGAAAATTTAAATATATTTGATAAAATTTTTTTAAAAAAAGAATTATGGGGTGCAAATGATTTATGTTTAAGATGTGGTAGTAATATGCATTTTATTAAAGATTGTGATAAAATTAAAGATATATATGATTGTGATATTTTAGATATATATGAAGATAGTACAGATTATTATAGTAGTGATAGTGGTGATAGTATGATAGATGAAATATATAATAATGATTTAAATATTGATAATGAATTATTATGTACAAGAAATAGAAAATATAAAAGAATATCTCGTGAAATTTGTGGTATAAATTTAAGAAATAAGTAAAATATAATTTATAATGTATAATTAAGATATGTACTTTATAATTTATTATATAATTATACTATTTTTTTGGGGATTAAATCCTATATTTTATAGAGTACTATTAGATAACAATATAAATTATATAAGTATACTATTATGTACGTGTTTTTTATATTTTATAACATTATTAATATTTATATTAATAAGTAAAAAACATCAAAATTATATTAAGAATGATATTATTAAATTTAATAATAAAAAAATAATATTAGGTGCAATTATAATGGGTATTGGTGGATTTTTAGCACAATATTCATATTTATATGTTATTAAATATGATAAACTACATATAAGTGCAGTATTAAGTGCATGTTATCCAATTGTAACAGTATTGTTGGCAAATTTATATTATAATGAAATAATATCATTTTATAGATTATGTGGTATTATATTAGTTATATCGGGAATATTTGTTATTAATATTAGTAAATAAATTATTTATTATTTAAATATATTTTTTTTAATTTTTATATTATTTATTTTACAAAGATGATTTAAAAACAAATCATCTAAATTTTTAATATTATCTCCAATTTTGTATTTGTTAATATCAACTTTTTTTTTTAGTAAAAAATCTTTATCAATTATAACTTTAGAGTTATATTGTGTAGGATTTGAAGTATTAAAAATAAGTTCTTCTAAAGTTTTTGCGAGTATATAAGGATGCATACAATTATCTTTTTTGCCAATATTTTTATTTAATATAGCATCTGTTAATAATGGATAATTTGTCCAAAATCCACAAACAATAGCATTATTATTATTACTTAAATTTGCAATAGACTTCATTAAAGTAGTTTGTGCTAATTTACTTTGCATATATGGTAATAAATATGTTGTTTTATCATCTATTTTATATTCAGGCGTATTAAATAATATACCAGAATAATCATTAGTATCTTTTTTAATAATATCAATGCAATATTTAGTTAATAATAATGGTCCAATTACATTAACTTTAAACATATTATCTAAAGTTTTTTGATTAATTTTATCAATATTTTCAAGATGTAATGTACCCGCATTATTAATTAAAAAATCAGGTTTAATTTCTTTTGATTCCAATTTATTAAATAATTCTTTACTATTAACTATATCAGTATAATCTAATTTATATCCTTTGACTTTTTTTTTAGAAGAATTAATATTATTTAATTCTTCTGTAGTTTTTAAAACAGCCTCTTTATTTCTTCCTGTTATTATTACATTATAATCTCTATTTATAAACATTTTTGCAATTTCTTTACCAACACCTCTTGTACCTCCTGTAATTAAAACTGTTTTATTCATTATATTCTAAAAAAATGGATAAATGTTTATATAATAAATAAAATATAATTAAATTTATAAGTAAAATGAATTTTAAATCAATTTAAAATTTTGTTTTAATATATTATATAAATGAAAATTATTAGCATTGGTTGTAATTGCGATGTAGGGTTTTTTATTAAAAATAATTTTAATAGTGAATATTATCCTTTTGAGCGTAATTATATATTTTTACATTATATTATAAAAAATTGATATATATATATATTATTATATATTATCTACTTGTAATTTAATTATGATAAATAGTGATAAAATTACTTTATTTCAATCTGCCGGAGAATTAATTATAGATAAATATAAAAATTACAATGATATTCCAGATAATTATAAATATTTTTATAATATTTACATACCACCATCTTGTGGAAAAAAAAGAAAATCAAATGATTATACTTCTGATGAAAACGAATAAAAGTATATTCATTTAATTATTTTTAATATAGTAAGTGCTGTTATCATTCCCAAAAAATTCATTATAATATCTTCATATTGTGCATACCAAAAATTACGATATTTATATCCATTTTTATCATTACAATTATAATTAAAAATTTCCATAGATAAGATATATTCTATTATTTCCCATATTATACCTGCTATTATTAAAAATTTCCATTCTGATGGATATATATATGTTAAAATAAAAAAGAGGGTAAAATGCGAGAAGGCCCAGCCATCTAAATAATTATTTAATGATTTAATATTTGTAAAATTATAATTTTTACTTAGAATATCATATTTATTATAAAATTCATTTTTTTTCTTACATTTATAATAACCATTAATAAATATTAATATACAAATAGTTATTAGAATATATAATATAATTATTTGATTATTATTAAATAACATAATTCTACTAATAATATTATATAATAATATTAGCTTTTTAAGAGAATTTTATAATGAATTTATTACATTTATAAATTGTATTAATGAAAAAGATAACAATAATTAAATTTATGAAAACGAAAATGAATTATTAAAATCTCTATGATTTCCTAAATTATATGTAGAGAATACACATAATAGTATATATTATGAAAAGTATATATGGTAAAAAAAAATGATAAATAATAATATAAAAATTATTAAAATGTTAGAATATTATAACTTAGAAGTATTCTATTTTATCACAATATTATGTATATTATATTTATTATATAGAATTACAATATTTCAAGTAAAATTATTAAATGAAAAAAAAATAACAAGCGAAAAGTTAAAAAATAAAACAAAAGTCGGTATAAAAAGAGAAAGATTAATATTATCCGAAATTCGTGAAAAAAAAAAACGTCGTATTGAAAATAATAATATATTATATTTATCAAATCGTACATTAATAGATATATAAACATTATAATCATATAATAATATAAGTGTTAATGTTAATAATTGATCCTTTAGTATTTATCATATTATTATGTATAGGTTAAATAATGAAAAAATAAAATAATATATATCATTATTATGATAGATATATTAAATGATGATATAATAGATAAAATAATAGATTATAGAACAAAAGAAATTGAAAATAATATATTAAAGATATCACATATGGTAAATAAATTAAATATATATTTGAAAAGTTTAAGTATAATTAAAGCATCAAATATATTTAATATATATAATAATTATAAATATTTAAAATATGATATAAAATTAGGAAAAATATCATATAAAATAGATAATTTTTTATTTGAGAGTATAATAAATGCTCGGGTTAAAATAATATTAGATAATAAAATGTCACCAATAATATTAAATCCAACTTATTATGATTTTTTATATTTTTGTAATGCAAATTCAAATAAAAAAAAAGAATTAGAAAATATTATATATATATATAACGAATATGATAATAATATAAATAATTCAAATGAAAATATGGATGATATAATATATTTAGAGGCTATATTACATTAATTTAAGAATAATTATTAACTTCTTGAGTATAATGTTTAAAAATATAAATTATTTTATTCAAATAAGATTAGAAAAGTAAAATTTTCAAAAATATATACCGAAGATCATGATTTAATATATTAAAAAAAATATAATAGATCATATTAATTATATACAAGGGACATCACTATCACTATCACTATTTCTATCTTCATCACTATCATGATGTCTATCTTCTTTCTGTCTAATTAAATCTCTAATTAAATCTTTAAAACTATAATATTCACTAAAATATTCATCAATCAAAACATAACCGAGCATCATATAATTTTTTAGTTTACCCTCTTGGATTTCAAACTGACCATAATTATCTCTGCTTAATTTAATACTACGGAATACATCATAATCATTTACAAGTTTTTTAGCTTTATATGGATATTTTACAACATACTCATCAATATAGATATGTAATCTATTACAATACATATTTTTATCAGTTATTTTCTCTTGAAGAAGACTTGAAATAATATCTCCTATAATATATTCATTATCATCATAGTCAAATAATTCTTCAATATTCATCATCTTTTTACACTCCATTTATGTATATAATATATATTTCAAAATCAATAATCATTTTTTTTATTTTTAATAGAACAAATAATAATATATTAAAAAATAGAATAAATACAAAAGAGCATTTTGAGTACATAAAATAATTTTGTGTAAAAAAAATTCCAAATGTTGATATAAATATTTAAAATATGATATAAAAAATTATATTTTTTATTTGAGAGTATAATAAAATGATATCAATAATATTAAATGCATGTTATTATGATTTTATATATTTTTGTAATGCAAATTCAAATAAAAATATGGATAATATAATATATTTATAGTCTATATTACATTAATTTAAGAATAATTATTAATTTCTTGAGCATAATTTTTAAACATATCAATTATTTCTTGATTTGTTTTTTTTACGTGCTCGCTTTTTGTATCATTTAATTTATATAGCCATTTTTCAGGATTTTTAAAATTATTAAAATGTATTCCAAGATTAATAATTTTAATTCTACCATTACTAATTGTAGTATGATAAGGTGGCATATAATTAGTTAATAATTTACCATCATTGAATAATTTATATATTTTAAATAACATAACTGTAGATGTCAAATCATTAGAATTTGTTCCCCAATCGCCAGTATTTTCAATAAATGCGGGTATAGAACATAATTCATATATTTTAAAAATAAGATTTCCAAATCTTCTATATATTGAAATATTAAAGAAATATTTACCACCTTTTTTTATATTTTCATAATCAATATATAATTTAGTATCATTAACTGGTTTTAGATAATAAGGTCTTTCAATATTTGGATCAACTATTCTCATAATATCCATAATATTATTTATATGTTCTTCTGTATACATAATTTTATTACGAGGATTAACAAATTGTTTATGATTATTAAGACAATTAACTAAATAATTATACATTTTTGGTGCATATAAACATTCAGTTATATCAGGATTAGAAAAATGTAATCTAACGATTAATTGTAATTTAGCAAATGGATAATTAATATTACTAAATTCATCATTGGTTAATATATCAATATCTTCAGAACATTTTGTACCATCTGGTGATTCATCATATTCATCTAATAAAATATTATCAGCAATTTGTTCTCTTGTCAAAGAAAAAAGTATATTATCTTTGGTATAATTTATAATTTGACGCGAAGGACTTTTATTAGTTTCTGATTTAATTAAATCTAAATATCCTAAATTTTTAATTTTATTAAATTCATTAATTGAAGTTCTATTTTCATGATATATTTGTTTAAATTCATTATATAAATCATCATTAATATGTGTTGGTTCTCTTGTTCCTAAAATATAGTTAGAATTATTAGGTAATTTAATAATAGGTCTTTGTGGCGGTAAAGGTTCTGTATCACTTTCTTTTAAAGTTCCATTATTTTTTTTTTTGTTCATATATATCATAAGCTTTTTCATA